TTTGTAAGTCCCATACCAAATGAAGCACCATTCACGTCCAGCCCTGCCACCTTATCCAATTCACGAACAAACTTCACACCGAACTTCAATTCTACTTCTTTATTGTTGATTTTAACTTGCATGATTTCTCCTTTTATCGTCTCACTTCAATCGTCTCTGTCTTTGTGTTATTTAATTATTCGCCAGCTGGAGCAGTACCACCGTTCACACCGCCATCAGTCGCTTTGTCCCAAGCTGTACCACCATTGGTTTCCGTATCACCTGTTCCTGTAACTGTATCCAAGCCACGGAATACATAGTCAACGTCACTTGACTGTTGGTCTGTTAGTACAGTCCAACCACGCTTTGGTGTGCCGTCAACAGAGAATGTGACATCACGAGTTGAGTTATCATCAGCATCGTTGTCGTTGCTGTCTTCTGATACAGATGCTTGTACATACCATGAGAAATACTTACCCTCTGCATTCTTACGGTCTTTGTGTACGATCCAAAATTCCATCTTGTCGCCATCTAGCAAGCTATCATAGAATGCGTCTGCAATCGCTGATGTATTGTTAATAAACTCAATTTCAAGGTCTGTTGATACACTTGATTGTGTATTGACGTTTCCGTCTTTAGTCACGGTTGAATCACTATCGCGTGATGGGTCGAATGACAATGATGTTTGCCATGGGATAAGTTCTGCTTCTTTTGTTGAAGCGTCACTCAATTTGCGTGCAAACGCCACTGCATTGACACCTTTTAGTGTTGATAATGCCATTAAATAATCTCCTTTAATCTACTGTAAATTCTAGTTGTATGTTAGCGTGCTGATACGTTGTATTTGGTACTGATGTATCAATAGACATCTGCATACTTTGCTGGTTTGCTTGCCCATAAAACGTGTAGCTGTCTGTTTTAATATATCCAATCGCCAGATTGTAAATGTAATCAGCTATTTCACTAACTTTTTTGCGTTGTTTCTTACTGCCCCATACGTCGATTGTTAAGAACACATGGTCATTGCGTGAATACTTAGTTGTTGCACTGGTTTGTTGCGTGCTGCCAATCACCACAATTGGATAATCAACCGGTTCATCTTCAAGCGGTAAATAATCATAGACATTGTAGCCGTCACTCTGTAACAAGTCGTAGTAAGTATCGAACAGTATTTTTTGTGGACTAATCATTTGAGTAACTTCTCCAAATCTGACTTAAATACCGTCTTTTGTTTGTTGAATACTGGTTTTAGCAATGGTTCAGCAGCCATGAAACGAGTACCTTTTTCCGTGTATTCGTTATATTTCATTCCCATTGTTACACGTCCAGCCCAACCATTGTTGCCAAAATCAATACCGATAGCTTTCTTGGTATTGTCTTGTGAATAACCTTTTATATAAACACTTGAAGCATTAGCCATTGATTGTTGCTGGACTTTTGTTGTATTCCTTTTTACAACCGATTGCACATCTGATGAGTTAGCCCTTGCTACAAGCTCTTTTTGGAGTTCTTTTAGTCCATTGAAATGGTAGCCAATATATCCTTTTTTACTCATTCATCTCACCTACAATCAGCGTGTTATTCTTCAATGGTTTCCTCGTTGTAATGGGCTTGTACTTCTGTTCTAAGCCGTTTACAGTGAGGTACGCCCATTTATAGTCAATGCCATTTACAAGACGTATAACAAGGTTTTTGGTTGTGATGTCGCCGAAGTCTTGTACACTTGTTTCTGTGCCTGTTTCGGTGACGTTTGCTATTTCTTCGCCAACCAATTCGGGTCCGCCTACATAATCACCAACTTTTGGGTCATAGTGTTCTTTGACATCTGAATAAAATTGAATATTGTCTGGAAATCTCATATTGCCACCTACAAAAATAAAAAACGACCTGAATTGTTATCTTTCACGCCGTTTTCATCTTTCCAAGCATCAATATCATTTGCGAACTCATCAAAATCATTTGCACTAAACGTAATGCTTTGCCCCTCTTGTGTATACGAACTCATACCCTCGTTAGCAAGCCGATTATAGCGCTTTACAGACACTTCAAGTGCAATATAGTCTAAGACATCAGGGATAGAGACACCAGCATTTAAACCTAATTTAAATGACAATGCTTGCGTTGTGTTTTTGATAATAAGATTAAGAATATCATCACGCTTATTATCTTTGATTTGTAGCATAGTTTTTAAATCGCTAAGTTCCAAATCATCACCTCCTTAATAGCCGCCCTCTTCAGTATTGTTTATTTATTAAGCGACATCATGTGACTATTCTGTCACTGTAACAGCAACTTCAGCGGTAAATGTTCCGCTAGTAGCTGTAATAGTTGCCGAACCAGCAGCAACACCAGTAATAGTACCGTCATTTGTTACAGTTGCCACAGCTTCATCACTTGATGAGAATGTAGTTGCTGAAACCACAGCACTAGCGTCTGATGCGTTGGTTGGTTCTACCGAAACAGTCACTTGCTTGGTTGCACCAACTTTAATTGTTGCTGTCTTTTGACTTAGCGTAATACCATTAGACACCACTACTCGCTTTAACAACCTTTGTTGGGTCGTACAAGTAAGCAGTGTAATGTTCATCGGCAGTCAACACAGTAGTCTTGTTGATGATGTTGCGTTGATTTTCAACCTCTGCTGCACGCTTCATAACCAATTTCAAGGCTGGAACACTTGGGTTTACCTTAATGTAAATAGCTTGTCCTGCTGTCACCTTGTTAGATTCGATAATTTGTACACCAAGCACTTCAAATTTAGTACCATTTACCAAAGCGTTTTGTGCAACGTCTGAACCTGTACCCTCTGCACGTGCTGCCTTGCGCAACGCTGCTGCATCTGCTGGGTTAAACAAACCAACAACAGGTGAATCATCTTGATCGCTATTAGTTGCAAATACAGTCAATGCTGCTTGGACTCCGTCTGATGTTGCAGCAAAGTCAACTGTTTGTGTAGCAGTCAATGCAGCAGCCAAGATGTCATTATCAACCTTGTTAGCGATTGCCAAGCCTAATTGCTTTGTTGATTCACCTACTGGGTCACCATAACCAGACAATACTGCTTCATCTGTAATTTCTGTACCTTTGGCAGCTTTCTTGATAGTCACGCTTTTAGTCGTTGTACCAAGTTTATCCAATGGAATTGCTGCACCTTCGGCAACGTCTTGCGCATCACCAATGTAAGTGAATGCTGGGAATTTCAATGTGTCGCCTGAACGTCCTTGTAGTGTTGTGTCAACACTTGCCAATGGTGTGAATCGCATTGCTTGCTTAAATTCGTATGATACGATTGGTGCCAATACTTCTGGATTTACCAAATCTGCTAGTTGTGTTAATGTGTTTGCCATTTAATTATTCTCCTGTAATCTCTTTAAATTGTTCTGGGTTGCTCTTTGAGAAAGCAACACGTTCTGCTGCGGTCATAGCATTAAATTCCACCTTGCCAATATCACCACTGATTTTCGTTGCGTCATTCTTTGGTGGGTCTTGACGTAGACGGTCTTTAACACCATCGTTGATACCTTGTTGAATTGCTTGTTGTAAGCTGTCAACAACGGTTGAGATTTCATCAGCATTGCCAAGTTTAACCAACGATTCAGCTAAATCAGTAGGCAATTCACGTTCTTTCAATAGGCTTGATACATTGACGGTTAATTCACGTCTATTCAAAGCACTTTCGCGTTCATCTAACGCCTTTTGTCGTGCCTCATCTTCTGCCTTTTTACGGTCAGCTGCTGAAAGTTTTGCAAGTTCTTCGGCTTGATCGATTTCAGCCTGTTTTTCCTCGTCCCACTTTTCTTTCGCCGTTTCCAAAGCATTTGCGATACGCTTATCAACCTCCGAATCAAACTCTTTCGATGTAAACGTCAATTTATCATCGTTTTGATTATTTTCAACGCCTTGATTAGCGCTCGTTGTTTCAACTTCATCTGCCATATTAATTTCTCCTTTTTTAGCCCATACACACCGTTACCGCTTAAAATGTCCTATGCACACAATTAAGCCCACACACAACGCTAGTAACAGCCCATAAACACTTATTGAATAGATTTAACGACGTGTTCAGGTCGAAATAAAAACACCAACTTTCGTCAGTGTTTAAGTTATTCATAATAAGCTGCTAAACTGCAACGGCAGTTCGGGTGTTGGGGGTAATTTGGTTCATGATCTATTTTGTAGATACCCTCACCTCGTAAACCACCCTCCGAAGCAGCCACACAATATCGACATGCGCCTGATTCAGCCATCCATTTGACATACTCAATATCATTTTCACGGTAGCTGTCTTTCTGTGCTTGCCCTATCACTCGTGTAAACTCTGTTCTTGCAAGTCGTTCAGTAATGTACCTAGCATTGTTTTTATACTGACCGTTTAACAGCCCATGTAATCGTCTGGCAATAACACTTGAGTTTTCGCCTTGAATGATATTGTTTGTCAGCAACACGTCTAATTCAGCCTTTAAACTGTCTGTGTTCTGCCATATTCTTTGACTAAAGTTAGCACCATCAACTTGTGCAGCAACTATCTTAAACAGCTTAGTGTGTGACATAGGTACGACCGTTGAAGCTAGAATACCGGCCTGACGTGCCTTTTCGGCGACATACTTGTCTGATAATTCCTGTTGCAGGTCAACATCAGTATCAACACCAGCCTTAACCAGTGATAATGCAACCTGTGACTTTAGATATTCCAGTCTATTGATGCGCATTGTAGCGTTATAGACTTTCATTCGTCTGTTCATTTCGGCTGTAAAGTCCGTTTTAGCAGCATTTCTGCCTAACTTGTCACGCAATTTGTTAGCGTATGCTACTAACTCCTCAGCTTCACGTTCATAAGCTTCAATGTCGGCAGTCTCAACAATGTTACGTTCAAAGCCACGTAATTCAAGTCTTGCATATTCGGCTTCGATCTTGCGTGTAATATCATCAATGACTAAATCGTACCGTCTTACAATATCATCGGTATTTGTCGCCTTGTTCATGTAATCTTGTTCTTGTTTGAGACGCTTTTCCCAATATTTATTAGTTTGTTTCGGTCTCTGTGCCATTTGTGTCATCTGCCTTTTCTGAATCTACTTGCACACCATAACTATCTCTAGCTTGTTGTACCTGTGCAGCCTGCTCTTGTGCTAACAAATCAGTAATTTCACTAGGGTCAGTCACGTTTGGTAAGAATTGATACAGATACTCTTGTGGCACTCTAGCGCCTGCACTAACCACTTGTGCAATAGTTGCAACGTCATCAACTGGCATGTTGTCTGTAAACACAAAT